CGACTTCTCCGCCGTCGTCAACCACGTCTCACGCACCGCCAAAGTCCCCGTCCTGACAGGTTTCCCCTTCGGACACATCACCAATAAGAGCACCTTCCCCTTGGGTGCACATGCCAAAATCCACAGTACAGCCAACGGCGGCTACACCGTAACCTTCAGCGGCTACCCTACCCTGAACCCCGCCGCCCTAACCCTCAACAACCTGCTGCCCCCGCCCATGCCTACCTTTGACAGCTCTACTTACAGCCCCATAGTCGAAGAAATTACCGAATAAACAAGATGCCGATCCAAGAGAAGGTCGTCTGAAAATTTTCAGACGACCTTATATATTGCACCCCGTTAAGGCGGTGTAAAAATCCTTTGAAACCCCTTGACAAATATTTTTAACCGATATTTGAGAGGGGTCTAAAATGTCATACTTCTATTTCTACACGACAACGCCGCAATATTTAAAAGGCCAAGTTGTCGCCTATATTCTGAAAGTCTTTTCCGAAGACGAAGAGACGCAAACCAAATGCCTTGAAACAAAGGTTTTCCCCGTACGTAATTCCAAAAAATACAAAATTGCAGCAGACGAAGCCGAAATGTACGGCAAACTCGTTGTTGCCGACCTTATGAGAAATGAGGTGCAACAATGAACCGTTCGGCTAAAGGGAGCGCGAAGCGCGACCTTCCTTGTCTATATAGTAATAACTGCATTGAGACCGTAGAAACGGTTGAAAAGCAGTTACCAGCAGGTTACGAAAACCGTAAATCTGACAAGATTAACGAGTTTTCGACTTCTTACAAAAAGTCAACTACCGCTCTCGAAATGAACGTAAAGGCGTTTATCGAAGTGTTCGGCTTGAACAAAGTAGGTTTCTTAACCCTGACCTTTGCCGATGACGTAACCGACCCGAAAGAAGCACAACGCCGTTTTCATAGTTTAAGAACCAACTTTCTCAAACGCCACTTACCTGAATACGTATGTGTCTATGAGCGCACGAAGAAAGGCCGTATTCATTTCCACTTGATTGTAAACACCCGTGTCGATATACGGCGCGGCCTGAATTTCCGCGAAATCGCCGCAGGCCGATACAGCTCGGCCAATCCCGCATTGCGCAAACTGTGGGCATTGCTCCGCGAAAACGTCCACAAATACGGTTTCGGCCGTACCGAACTGCTGCCCGTCAAAACCAACAGCAAAGGCTTGGCGCGTTATGTGTCCAAGTACATCAGCAAACATATCAACAGCCGTCTGCCCGAAGACAAAGGCTATCGGCTCGTGCGTACCAGCATGGATAAAAAATCCGTGTGGAAAGTTGCAAACAGCAATTTTGCCTTTGTGTCAAAAGGCTCGAAAGAGTGGAGACGCAAGCTAAAAAAGTGGGTTGAGCAGGTAGAAGACTACATTAACCGATTGGCCGAATGGAAACACCGCCCAGCCCTGCCCAGAATTAACCAAGACAATTACAACACCGTATTGTCGTCTGTCCTAAGCCCGAAATGGGCGTTTAAAAACCGTGAAATCATCGTAAACATGGAGTAACCAGCATGAATGAAAATCAAACCCCGAAACAAGGCTTTTTTGTAACCGCGTCATTTGACCGAGCCTTTGTCAAAGAGCGCAAAAACGCAGACGGTACATATAACAAAGTCCACTATATTGGCCTGTTAGTCCGAACAGAAGACGGTACGCAGCTTTGCGAAGTCCGTACTAAGAAACCCGAAAAATATCATGCGTGGAAGCGCGACCAAATCGTTACCCTTGAAGTACATCCACGCGCATTCAAAGACAACGTTTATT